GGCATTGTAGAGCTTGTTTACTTTTTCCTCGTACGATGATGCTGTGGCTTCAGCTGTTGCTGCGCTCGCGGCTGTAGTCTGTACAACCTCCAGTTCCTGTTCATCGACGATAGTAAATCCAAAATCGAAAAGGGGTTCATCTGTCATTATAGCACCTTTAAAATCTTACGGCCTTTATGGTCAATTGCAAAATCACCATAGTAGCCAATTTCTTCTTGATAAAGAGAAGGCTTCTTAATTGATCTGAGACTTTCCAAAAGAGTCTTTTTCTTAATGCGAGCAGGAATTCTATCTGCGGCATTAAGTGTCACCTGTCCATAGACAATATCTGCTCTTTCAACTACTTCAATAAATTCTTTGAGTGAATATCTTTTCATAGAAACTCCGTCAAGTCTGAATCATTAGTCTTACGAACTCTGCGCTTAGGCAAAGAAGCTTGGGGTTTCACATACTCTTCATCGGTCATTTCTAACTGATCGCGCATTTTATTCTTAACTTCTTCTACGTATGACATGGTGATCTGTCTAGAATATTCATCTTGGTTGTTATTTATCTCGAACAGGTCTGATCCATATCCATTGTCGATAAGTTCATCCTTAATTTCTTTCTGGCGTTTCTCCTTAGCAATCCTACGCAGGAAAGCATAGTAGCAGATCTGAGTAAAGTAAGCAAAGGCATTAGGCTTACCAGTACGTGTAGCAGCTTCGATGTTATAGTTCCGAATGGCTCGAAGACAGTTTTCAATAGCATCCATTACCATCTCATCACGATAAGAATAACCAATGAAGTTAGGCTTACGTGAAAGACCTTCGGCAATCTGCTGAAATCCTAAGGCAATGTAATTAGGAACAATAGGTTTTTCTCCGTTAGCCCCGCGGTATGCCTCGACATAATCACAGACAGCCTGGGAAAAATCTTTATTGTTAATGTAGTTATCTCTTTTTCGAGCCATATATAAGACCTTGAGTTTTTCGAATATGTATGATTATACCCCATAACTGCTTAAAAGTAAACCTAAAAAAAAGGTTTACAAAGTAAGAAAAATAGTATATAATCTATATGTTATTACGGGGCGGAGGATATACCGTCTAATGGAATGTAGGAGCATCTTTTTCTAAATTGTTTAATACAATTTGTTCGTGCTCTTCCTCACCAGGTTCTGGTTCATTAGGTTCAGTTAAGCTTTTCACCAGCTGCTTACGGTATTCAAAATAATTTTCTAATACAATTTCTTCAGGTCCTGACACGGATACGATAGCAGAACCAGCTAAGGTCATAACTTTACTGTAGTCAGCGCCCATCTTCCATCTGGATAAGAACAGTCTTTGCTCTACAGAGTTATACCTAATTTCTAAAGGAATTTCGATTACGAAGAACTGATCTGTAGTATCTGCTACACGAGTAACGATTTCTTCTCCAGTAATGAGCTTGAATACCTTGACAGTATCTTCCTCGTTCACTTCTACTTCTTCCGTCATAACGTTACCTCGTATACGTCGTAGTCGAACTTTTCTCTCTTATATATCTTCATTCTTTCGATGGCATGTAAGAGAGTGTAGTTCTTTTTCTGTTTCATATGCATATCATCAGCGATATCATACAGCGTAGTTGCTCTGCCATCCTCAGACTTTCTTAATCCTCGTCCAATAGACTGTAATACTTTTACCTGAGACTTGGATGGTGAAGCAAAAATAATGTTATGTAGATTCTTAATGTTTACACCCGTGGAGAACGTGCCAAGGCTAGCAACAATGATAGCATTTTTCTGCTTTTCGACGATCCCACGTATTTCTTCTCTGACTTCAGCATCGACCTCACCTGATACAAAGAAAACCTTACGCCGTTCATGTGCTTTATCCTTAATCATATCATAAAGAATCTTGCCATGCTTTTCTACAAACTGGAATAGAACAAGCGTATTACCTTCTTGGTCTAGCGCCAGGTTTTGAATTAACCTATTACGCTTAACGTTACCAACAAGGTAGTCAATCTCGTAGTGGTAATCTTTGCTATTTATAATGTCCTTACACACCTCAGGTGGATACTTTAAAAGCAGGACCTTGATTTTTAACTGGGCTAATGTATCAGCGTCCATCAGCTTCTTAGTGGTAGTTACGTGATATACTCTACCAAACAATCCTTCGAGTACAAGCTTATGCGTTTGTGTTCCATCCAGTGTACCAGTAGTACCGAACCGGAACTCTGCTTCACGTGACTTGTTCATAATACCAGATAAAGACTTAGCTTTAAAGTTATGTACCTCATCACCGAACACAGCACCGAACTGCTCGAACCATATTCCTGGAAGCTTATAGATCGACTGCCATGTAGAGATAAAGACTCGCTCAGGAACATTATGCTTAGGCATACCAGAGTAGATACGATGACAAAACTTCGACACGTCAAAGCTATCATTCTGTGCATACTGCTCGAAGTCAGTGTACATCTGTTGTACAAGAGAGGTGGTTGGTACTACGATGATGGCACGCTTGTTACTGTTCTCTAGAAACCATCTCATTAGAATGTATATGATTAATGATTTACCGGAACCCGTAGGTGACAGCAAGATTAGACGCTTGGAATGAATCGCCTGTGCCACAGCATCGAACTGATAGTCTCTAGGAGGAAAAGGTAGATTAAGGGATTCTATGAAGCTAACTAAATCTTTTGGCTCTATAGCAATGTTACTATCTGGCCTACCGTATGTAGTATCATGTTCTACTTCAATGGTATAGTTTCTAGGCTTAGTAAACTCGTCTAGGTACTCGTACAGACCTACCGGTAGTTCGCTCTTAGCAGAACTAAACAGTCTAACCTTTCCGTCCCATCTACGCTGCTTAAATGCAGGCATATACTTGTGCCCAGGTACCTCGAATGAAAAGTAATCATTCAATTCATTTGAGATATGGGGTTCACATAAAATCAGTAGCTGAGAGTGGTTCTTCTTACGTACATGTAAGGTATTAGACTTAAGTTCCATTACTTAAGCTTAGGTCTCATACTTGATGGCATCTGGAACAGTGCATTAATATTACCACTAATCACATCCCGAGCGAATACCGTCCAGCAGATTACATTGTCGTTCAGATAGTTTTCTGCGATAAATTCTTTAAAGCTGGTACCAGTTGTATATACATCATCCACGATCAGTACAGGATCGTCTGGATTACCTGTAGAGTGTTTGTTAAGCATCTCACCTAATCTAACTCCGCCACGTGGAATACCTACAGCCTTACGGAAAGGTCTATTTTCATATTCCATAATCATCTTAGCGAGACAGCGCCAATCGTCTGTATATAATGCATCCATCTCGATCTTCCAACCGAGCTTAAGACCTGCGTGAGAGATAAACTCTTCGTCATCAAATAAAGCCAAGTAACTCATCCTCCAGATTCAAACCTTCGCCAATCAATCATGTTCTTAATGATGGAGTGACGCCATCGTAAGTTGTTAATGATTTCGTCTAGTGTACTTATGATCGTCTTATAGTACGTAATTTTTTCTTCTGATGCCTGGATATCCGTATCTGCATCGTAGTAGTGGTCCATATCACCTTTTAATACTCTAAGACCATTGAACGGATCGAAGTCCCAGCCTTTCTCTTGAATAGCCTGCTCGTCCATCTTACCGTTATAATACAACCATTTATCCTTCAGCAAGGTCTTCTGGTCAAGTTCTGCCTTCTTAAGTCTTAGTTTTGTTAGAGAGTATATTTCTAGATATTTAGCATGGAGTGAGGGGGTTTTTCGTGACTCTTCGTCGAGGTTGAATTCAGAAATTTCAGAGTCTTCACGCCACATTGTGAGTATGGCTTCAAGGTCTAGCTTCATAATAAGTCCATTTACAGCTTTGGTTACTGCGTATATTATACCATACTTCTAGGTAAATTGAAACCCTGTAAAGGAGAATGATGCATTAAATGTTAGATATTCTACGGTAGATGCTACTGAGTTAAGCTCTAGTCCAGTTACAGATGTTGGGTTGCAACCCTTGTAGATAATTCTTTTTGACGGTGTATTATTGCTGGTAAGAACGGAAATAATAATATCATTTTGTGTGGGATCATTCTGACTAAGAGTTTGGGATCGAGTTTGTTGGGGCTCGTACTTTTCGTTCACCATCTCGAGCATCCAGTTATACAGCTCTGTGTACGAGGTAATATCTTCGTCAAGAATAAACTGTATACTTAGCTCCCCATAGTCTAATGCATCACCTGGTAAGTTAACATTGCCAATGCGTGAGTATGGAGTGGTTGGACCTGTAATAGACACGTCTGGATGCTGGATAGACTGTGCAAAGAATTCCAGGTTAGGATATTCCAGTCTACTGATAACAACTTTAAACCCGGTAGGTTGTAAGAAGTTTCTATTCTCAGTTAGTGCCATTGATTACTCCATGCAAAAAGAAAGGGTGGACCTTTCGATCCACCCTAGTATGTATACTATTATTATAGTTATTCAGTATCTTATGCAGTGTTGACGAGGATGTTGTCAACGCGGAAGATTCTGTAGTATTCGTTGGTCTTAGCACCTGCCAGACCATCGAACGGACCAGAGTTGCTAGCGAATGGGTTGGAAACCATGCCGTAACGAGTCTTGAAGGCGATCTTTGGCTGGAAGTTGTTCTCACCAACTGCACGAACCATGGTAAGTGGTACGTATGGGCAGTAGAAGAGACCAGCGTCGTAAGCGGAAGTACCCTTGTAGCCTACGTTTACGTAGTCCGTAGCTGCATATGGGTCAATGTAGACACGCATGCGGCCGTTCAGTACACCTGCGAAGGTGTTACCGGTGTCATCAACCTGCAGGTTGGTGGACATTGCAGGGGTGTAGTCCAGGTTGCCCGAAGCTGCCAGAGCAGAAGCTACGTCAGACGAACATACCAGGAAGTTACCCTTACCGCGACGGGTGTTCTTAGCGATTGCATTAGCTTCACGCTCGATCTGTACGATCAGACCCTTGAACTTCTCAACGGACCAACGACCATCAGCATCTGCATCCAGATCGAATACACCGTCAAGAGCGGTGTGAGAAGTAGCTGCACCAGTAATTGCCTGAGAGTTAATGGTACGAACAACTTCACGGTTGATTTCAGCCAGGATTTCTGCGGACAGAATGTTGGCCAGTTCGGTTTCAGCGTCGAGACCGTGGATTGCCTTCAGATCCTGAGCCAATTCCATGGTGTATTCAGCCTTCAGTGCACGCGTCTTAGCGGTCACTGTAGCTTTCTCGATCGAGAAGCCCATCTCAGCGAATGCGTTACCCGCAGAGTCGCCAAGAGCTTCACCAGTAGCAGTAGACATACCGCCAGCTGCCAGAGCAGTTACACGATCGGAGTCGATAGTGCTGCTATCATTAGAATCGGCTACGTTCATACCGGATCCGTCTGCACCCTGAGTGAACGCAGTACCACCAGCTTTATCAGCAGAGAAGTTGGTGTTAGCTTCGTCGAACAGAGCTTCTGCACCACCAGTTCCGCCACCGGTGTAACGGGACTTCATCGCAAAGATGAGGCCAGTAGGACCAGTCATTGGCTGTACGCCACAGATGTCGTAAGCCATCAGGTTAGGCATAGCACGACGTACGAGCGAGATCAGGATCGGGTTGTAGTTATCTGCGTTACTATTAGCACCAGCAGCGCCAGCACCAGCAGCGTTAGCAGGAGCGTCTTCGTTCATCATGCCAAAGGCACCCTGAGCGGACTCTTCACGCATAGCGTTAACCTGGTTTTCCAGGATAGCTGCAGTTACCTTACGGCGGTATGGGTCGGAAATAGCACCAGCGGACTCTTCATTGAGTACTGGCGCCCACTTATTTACGAGCTTATCGTAAGAAATTGTAGGAGTCATAATTGAAACACCTTCCTTTTATTATTGGTTAGATCTTCTAAGGGCTTGAACATACATAGCCATTTCAGGGGAAACTTCTTCCTCTTCTGCAGACTCATCGATCTGCTCACCGGCTACGCTTACTTTTTTCTTGGTGAAGTAAGATTCCTTAACCGTTTCAACTTTCGCTGCGAAAGCTTCTGGGTCTTCAAAATCCAGCTCTTCAGCCAGGGACTTCAACTTTTCTACCTGAGTTTCAGCCAGGTCACGGGAGTGCTCACGGATGATAGCATCACGCATGAGTTCTTCCAAGAGCTGGTTTTGCTCAATAGCAGTTTCAGTGGTTTCATTGAGTCTTTCTTCAAGATCAGCAACTTGCTCAGAGAGCTCGTCAACCAGATCAACTTTGGACTCAGGAACATCGATGTAGGACTCAGTAAAGAGGTCCTTCAGCTTGCTCATGAAGTCTTCAGCGATCTCGGTACGAATACCGTTTTCGATTGCCAGTTTGTTCTCTTCCATGAACTTTTCTACAACGTAGTTCATGTATCCGTCAACCTGCTCGATCATCTCTTCACGTGCAGTTTGGATTTCTTCGTCAAGCTCTTCCTGAAGTTCAGATTCGATTTTTGCAACTTCTTCAGAAACTTTGGACTTGATAGCTGCTTCAAAGATAACAGCTGCCTTGTCCTTGAACGTTTCAGACAGAGTAGCTTCGGAT